TACTGTTCTATTGTAAAAGGCATCTGGAGATTCTCCAAATATCACAAAAGGGTTAAGAACGACATCAGCTCTTAATGATTGATTAGCATCATCAAGTAACTTGATTTTTGTATCAGCCAGTAATTGAAAAGAACCATAGTCATCAATTAGATCTTCAAATAGCTCCTTTAAATTGTCTGTGATGCCTGAAGTGAGTCCATTAGCTAGGCTTAATAACTCTTGTGCAAAAGGAGAACCTGCAAGTGAGCCAGCATCAATCGCATAATACCCACCAACAAGTGCAGTAGCAATAGCGATAAGGAATGCAGCCTTAATACCAACAACTTTTACAAACAGTTTAATAGCAAGAATTTTTGCAACAATAAATACTATTTTCAGTGCAAAGATAATTATTGCAGTCTCTATTGTTATATAACCAGCAGACACAAGACTAAGAATATAACCGCCATCCTCCCCTAATGTAATAGCTGTCCACACTATTGCAGCTATCATTAGTAATGTTTGGAAGAAGCCAGATTGATACCATTTAACCTCTGTAATAACTCTACTATTAAATACAAAATGTAATGCAGTTGTATATAAAGACTCACGTTCATCAAACTTGTACGTATTGGTTATTGAGTAATCCAAGGGTATAAGTAGAATATTTTTATTTGTACCATCACCTGTAGTTGTGTATTCTCCATAGATGTAATAAGTCATCTTTAGTGCATACACTTGAATCTCTTCATATACATAATCACTAATTTGATACCTAAAAGTATGTAATAACATAGGAACTACCCATGTTTTCTTTTCAGGAGGTGCAGCTTCTACTTGATTGAAAGTATCTTCATACGTGCTGATTGGTGTAGATAAATAATAGTATTCAACATCAACTGTTGTAACAGAAGATGTGTAAGTATTAATAGCACCAATAACCCCTGCTCTGCTCTTTTTAAATATAGCATCGCAGCTGAGTGCCATCTTAAATTCTTTGTCTTGAATAATAATACTTATCTTAGGTGGTTTTTTACCTAGTGCAGTATTAATCTGCCAAGTAACCATTGAAGATACTAGGAACTTATCACCAGTAAAGGCATAGTCAACTAAACCACCTGGATTTACACCTACACCACCAACCGAACGGTGCATTTTTGTAAAAAAATCAAATAGGTATTTTTGTTCTAGTGGCTTAACTGTATCAGCAGGAACACCAAAGAGCATCATTGCTTGCTCTACATCTTTAATATCTGGGTTTGAGTTAATTGCTTCAATAACACCAGCGTAATCCAATTTTAAATAATCAGTTAATTTCTCTGATGTTTTATATTTATCTGTTCCTTTAAGAACATCCATTGATGTTTTTCCAAGCCTGAAGTAAGTAATTGGAAAAAAACTACCAAGCTGGTTATATTCTGTACTGTATATGGCATTAATTAGTGGTTGGGTATTACTACTTAAACGGTAAGTCCAGTAACCACTTTTACCTTCTATATTAAATTTGACATGCACATAATCTGCACTGGGTACTGCACCTTCAATGGGTATGTTTACATACCCTAAGTGACTAATATTTTTTATAGTGGTAACTTCTGGTGTAACAATAATTGTTTTACCCTCTACAATTTTTGTTACTTCTTCTTGTATAACTACAACTGTAGGAACAGACCATACATAGGTCATGTGAAGATAATCTGTAGTTGCTGAATCATCAACAGCAAAAGGTGTAATGGCTTTTGAGTTTATAGTGCTTTTAGCTCTATCTGGAGTAAAGCCAGAATTTGCACCTGTTCCCCATTGTTCTAAAGAACCGTCTATCCTTTCTTCAAGAGTAGCTTCTTTAACCACTACTACCATATCATTCAAATATGCAGGGTAGCCTTTAGCGGTTGATATTACAGGTAACTCATTTGTAGTTGAAGTATATTGATACACATCACAGAGTTTCTGCCACCCATAATGCAAATTATTAAATACACCAAAATGGTAGTAATCAATAGTAATTGATGAGTTTAATAGTCCTTGTAACACACCTTTTACAGTAGATTCTCCAGTAGCTGAAGATAGTATCTTGCTGGAAGGCACACCATATGCATACTTACTTTTAGCATATACAAACATACGTTCAGCACTATTGCCTATACTTGAAACGATGTTTTCTAATACTTGTTCAACAAGCTGCCCATCATTTGAAATAAGCGAAGTTACTATGCCTGTTTTAATGGCTGGAACATACATGTTGTCAGCAATAACCCTAGACACTGATGTGGCTACGGATGTTTTATAGCTGCTACTAAATATTCCCATGTGTGTTCCATATAAAAAAGGGAGCAATAAGCTCCCTATATTATTTAGTGTAACCGCTTACTGATCTAAACCAGTTAGTAGTTTACCAACTGCCTGACCAATATAAGCATCACTTAGTTTGTTACCATCACTAACAGGAGCAGTGTCCATATCTGTAGACCTACGCACACTCCAAGTATCAACCATTACCTTGGCTGCTTTCTGTTCAGCATCACGTTTAAAACCATCTGTTTGTGCTTTATACAGAAGCTTTTGACGACCAATAACACTGTTATCTTCTACGTTTGCTGAACCAGTTTGGGCTTTCTCAGTGGCAATTTTTTGAGTAAGTAAACTATTTTCTGATCCAGTTTTCAGTGAATCAGCTTTTATTGCTTCAAACTCTGCATCTAACTTACATCCCTGTTTTGGAATGTTGAGTGCCTCAGCTACAAGATTTACTCTTTGCTGAGTAAGAACAGATGTTTGTGCTACTGCTTGATCTTTTTCAGCATTGATTCGTAGTGTCTGTGCAAGAATTTGTAATCCTTGAGAAACAGCATTTGCTGTTTCTTGGGTTACTTGTGCTTTTTGTGCAGTAATCAGTAAAGTCTGCGCTTGAATTTGTGCCAACTCAGCAGTAGCTTTTTGTACCTCAACTTGAGCCAACAAAATTTGTTGAGCCATTAAATCAAGTTCAAGTGCAAGTTTATTCTTTGCTAACAAAAAAGATAAAGCTGTTTGCATCACAGCTTGTACTGAACCCAGATAGACCGTAGCGTATTCAGAACCTTTGATACGGTTCTTATCAAACTCTGCGTCTAAGTGTGCTTTGTTAGCACGCATAAGAGCATCGAAGACCCCAGTGCCAGCGAGAGTGCTTTGGGTAAGATCAGCTACAGTAAGTACGGTCATAGGTCTATCCGGGTTAATAGTTGTTAGTCAATAGACTTAGCCATTGCTTGCCGACGTGCAAGCTCATCCAGTTCATCACGTGTTAAAGCTGGCAATACTTCAATTGCAAACTCTTTGATGATCTTGCTTTTACGAGTAGAGTTACCTCGTTCATCACGATGTGTCACAAAGATTTGACATTGGCGTTCGGTCAAGTGATCAAAAATGATCCGGGGAACATGCCAACCCTCTTCGGCATTAAATGGCACATACTTTTTAAAAGTACCTACCAGACTGTTGCCTACGGTGAAAATTTCACCATCCCATTCTTTCTTGTTTGGATTCATACAAGAAAGACGAATGCGTACCAGTTCAGATGCAGAGCGTTTCAAGCGACTACGTTCTGAGTCTTCTGATTCAACTGCTGGTGCAGATGTTGGGTTACTTGCAGCAACTGGTTCTGCCAATGCAGCAGTTACTTTCTCACGCAATTTTTCAAGACCAATAGAAGGGTGATATGTAATACCCATTAGATTTGCACGAGCCTTGAGGCTAGTTAATTCATCAGGCATTTCAATAACTTCTTCAAATTCATCAACAGACATTTATAACTCCAAGGATTGAGGAAAAAGGGGAGGACTTCAAATCCCCCCCTTTGCTTACTTGCTAACGATTACAGACGAGCCACAGTCTTGATCATGCCAATGCGTTCAGGACGCAGAACCATGAAACCGTAGTACCACTTGATGCTCATGAAACCAGTCTCACCATACGGGTCATTGCGATCTGCAGTGGCTTCACCGGGTGCTTTGTGAGTAATCACAAACTTCACCGATTTGCCATCAGTCTGGAAACCAATGGTGGTAAACGATTCATCACCCACGCAGAGCATGGGGAACACATCGAATGCACCACCAGTGGCGTAGCTGATCACATCACCACCCAAAGGACCACCAGCACCTGCCCACTTGACCATCTCAGGAACCACAACCAGACGGAACTGGTCGATTGCACCCACTTCACCAGTCACCGTGTTACCACCAGCAGCGTATTGCTGCACAGGGATAAACGCTGGGTTGTTGTGCAAGTCTTTCATGGCCTTGACGGTAGGCAGCAACTCAGAACCCATGTACATGATCCGAGCAGCAGGAATGGTCTTGGTGTCCACCATACGAGTACCAGTGATCACAGTCGTGCCCTTGGGGGTACGGTTGTTATCCAGGTCAATCGACAAGCGCAGCAAGTCACCATAAGACACCAAGTTAGCAGCAACCATGTCGCTGTTCTTGGTGGCAGCACCAGCAAAACGAGTCGTTGTACCAGCGGTCAACAGGTCGATTTGGATGGCATCTTCGGTCATCTCATTAGCACCATTCAGCATCTCACGATGGATGTGGGTCTGCAGTTCAGCATCGGTATCAAAGTCCATAGACTCTTTGGTGTATTCATCAAAGAAGCCAAACTTTTCCAGCGAACCTTCAAGTTCTTTACGCTTGAAACCAACACGGT